AAAGAATCTAATAAGTTAATTGAAGAGTTTATGTTATTGGCTAATAAGTCGGTTGCTAAAACTTTATCAGAAGCTAGTTGGGCAAATGTTTATAGAGTTCACGATACTCCAAATATGGAGAAGTTGAATGCTTTAGTTGGTGTTTGTAAAACTTTTGGATATGATATAGAAATATATGATGATTCAACTGAGATTAAAAAATCACTTAATTCTTTATTAAAAGAGATTAAAGATACCCCTGAAGAAAATATGATTGAGACTTTAGTAACTAGATGTATGTCTAAGGCAACTTATACAATTAAGAACATCGGTCACTATGGTTTAGGATTTACTCACTATTCTCACTTTACTTCACCGATTCGTAGATATCCTGATTTAATTACACATAGAATTTTACTTGATTTCTTAGATAAGAAAACTCAAGGCAATCCAGGTAAGATTGAAGAACAAGCTAAATGGTGTTCTGCTAGAGAATTAGTTGCGGCTAAAGCTCAAAGAGATTCAATTAAATATAAACAAGCTGAATATCTTTTAGATAAGATTGGGAAAGTATTTGATGGTATTGTTTCTGGAGTAACTGACTGGGGTATGTATGTTGAATTAGTTGAAAGTAAATGTGAGGGTATGGTTAGATATCAATCACTTGAAGGTAAATGGTCAGCTGATACAACTAGCTATACAATAACAAGTGAACATGGTGATAAAATCAGATTGGGAGATCCTCTTAAAGTTGTAGTTAAGTCAGTAGACTTAGAAAGAAAACAAATAGACTTTACAATATTGTAAAAAATGGAAGGGTGGAGTATAACAAAATCTTTTAATATTGAATTAGATAATAATACCTTAGAACAATACGAGGAATTATTATCTAATTTTAATAATTGGTCTGAATATAAAAGAGAAATTAAACTAAACTCTATTTTAGAAGACAAAAAGATTGAATTTACTTTAGATATATCTGGTCATGCTCACGGTGTTATGTATGTAAATGTTATAGTAGATGATGCTTATGACTACGATGTTCTTAAAAAAGCATCATCTGCTATAAAGTTTATGAAATTCATACTTAAAGGTAACAATGTTTTAGAATTGGAAGTAACAATTAAAACAATGACCACTGAATGGGGGAAAATTATTAGAGACCTAATTGAATCTGGACTTGAATTAGAACTCAAACAAAACATAGTAGATAATCAAGTCAAATCTTTCTACTTCATATATCCAAAAATGACAGCATAAAAAAACCTCTCGAATTTGAGAGGTTTTTCTTTTTATAGTAAGTTTTAGAATTCAAATTCGGCACCACCTTCAGCAGGAGGAGTTTCAGGAGCGGCTTGTGCTTCTGGAGCGGCTTGTGCTTCTGGAGCGGCTTCACCACCTTCAGCAGGAGCTTCTCCACCCTCAGCTGGAATTTCACCACCTTCAGCAGGAGCACCTTCAGCACCACCAGCCGCGGCACCACCAGCAGCAACACCAGCAGCATCTTTAGCCCAGTATTTTTGATTTTCAGCTTTTTCTTCTGGAGTTAATTTAAATACATTATCAATTAAGTACTCAACGTGGAAGTAAGGTTTCTCACCATTCATAATACCAACCAATGTTCCAAATATCTCTGCTTTCTTAGCCAAGTTATTTAATTTTTTCCATTCTTCAAATACTTGATTTGAGTTAAAGTTAATATCAACTTGATTTAATAGAATCTCATCTTCTTTTAACTCAGGAAATTCAATTAACATTTGAAGTTTCAAAGGTTTAACAATAAGTTCTTTGAAGTTAGCTCTTAGTCTATTAATAAAGTTATAGAATTTAATCTCATCTCTCGTCATATCAGCCGAGTCATTGATTAGGTTACCACCACCATTTTCTTTATCAAAACGTTGAAAAGGAATCTTAGAAGCTCTTTTCAAAGCATTGTAGAACCAAGTCAACATATCTGACTCATTTAAGTTATGTCCTTCAGGTGAAACTAATTCCATAGCTGGTGTACCAGCATCTCCTTCAGGAAACCAAATTTGTTTGTTATAAGGTAAGTGTTTAGCACCGTTAATAGTTAATGTACCCAATGAATCATCCCACTCAACTTCTTCTGAATAGTCATTAATTAATTGACCAATTTGTTCTTCAGCTCTTTGTCTTGATAAACCTTTAATTGGAATGGTAAACTTTTGGTAAACCGTAGCATTAATAATGTTAAACATTACTCTTGTTTGCTCAAGAATCTTTAATTGGTTATAAGGTTTAATTAAACCTTCTACATAAGATGTTTCTGAATAATCATTTTGAGATGAATAAGAAATATAAACTAACTGAGAATCTAAGAAGATTCTTCTCAATTGAGGATCTTCGGGAAACTGAATCCATAAGTGACCAATAGTTGGTTCAAATGCTGGAACTAAAGTATCTGGTCTTAGTCTATTAAAACCAATAATATTCTTTTTCTTATCATCATAGATAATTTCTAATGCCAAATAACCATCAATTAAAAAGTCTTTCATCATATTCCAGGCAGTAATACTATCTGAGAATCCAAACTTATTATAAATCTTTTCAAAATATTCTTGATACTTATCTTTAATTTCTTGTGAATAATCATTTGATAAAGGCTTAGGAGAACAAAAATCTCTTTCATCATTATAAACAATACTTTCGTCAGCTAATGAACTAATAAAATCTCTAATTTCATCTTTAATTGAATATTCTCTTAAAATTCTTCTTTTATCACCATAAGCCTTATCTAAGTAAGGAATTGATTTTCTATTTAAGACAGAAGCTACGGCTCTTTGAGAGAAGAAGTCATACATTGAGTTACCTCTAGCCGCATATGGATCTTCGTTAATACCAATACCCACTTGGTTTCTAACAATCATATCATCATAGTTCATACCATAAGATGATAAACCTCTTAAAATTCTATTAAAAAGTCCTTTATTCTCAACAGCACTGTTGGTGTAGGCGAAATTTGTTTGACCTGAACCTGCGGTAAATTGATTATATGATGCCATTTATTAATAAGTATTTCGTTTATATATTAAAAATCTAAAGTCCCTCCAAAAAGAGTAAAACCTACTGGTGTCAGTAGGTTTTTTATAGATTATAAATAATAAGTTCTTTGTATTAATTTAAGATCTCCAGAATTTAAGTTATACTCTTTTAAGTAACTAACAAAATCTGGTTGAAAAAGACAAAGTTGTTCAATAAGTTGATTAAATTTAATTGTAGATTTTCTATTCATAAATTTATTACCTTCTTGCCAACTAATTTCACCTTCAGGTGTAGCCTTAGACATTACACTATGAGTATAACCACCATTAGATTCAAACATAACTTGAAGAGTCCAAGCCGTTCCTGATTTAAATATTCTAGCAGTATGAAATTTTGCCATTGGAAATTCTTTAATATTACCAACTAAAATATCAAACTCCATATTTTTAATAAGCATCATAGCCATATTTTTAGCATGTGATTTAACTTCTTCTGCTTTCTTAACTTGACCATATCCAGCCATTTTATCAGCAGCACTCATATATGTAGAATAATCAAGTTCTTCAAATTTTCTTAAATGTCTCATTTAAAATTGTAATTTTTATAGAGTATATATTATTATCTATTACCATATTTTCTCAAATTAGTCTGAATTCTTTTAATATGATCTTTTAATAAAACATACTTTTCATTAATTTCACCTTTAGTGTCAAAAAAATCATCAATTGTGGATTTCATTATCTCTTGATTTCTTTTATCTTTATCCTTTAATTTAGCTTGCCATATACTAAATAATTTACCTGGGTCATATTTATTTTTAGGATGACCAGCAATTAAAAATCTTGGAACAGAATTCATCTCTATTCTATGTACCATTTTAATTTGTAAAGCATTATATTCAACTAAAGCATATTCAAATCCATATTTAATCAACTCAGCGTACATACCTTCATAATTAACTTTCAAAGGTTTATCTTTTTCAAAATCCTCTTCAATCATAAAATTATCAAATAAATAAGCTCTAACCTCTAGTGGTATAAAATTAAAATTAACTCCAAATATTATTATTTGATTTGATATTTTCTTAAAATTAGTAATAAATACCGGTGACCATTTCATCCAATTAGAATCATCTAAGTAATGAAAATGATAGAAATTACCAGGTAATATATCATTAACACCAACAGCCTTGACATCTTTATCAGACTTTTCATATTTATTATAGAAGTATAATGAATTGTTTTTGAAGTTATCAGCTAAACCATCACCATCTACTAACATTCTTAATCCTATTCTATCTACTAATTCTCCCATGGAAATCTGTTTTCTTTTATATATAAAATAAACTAATCCAAGGTATGTTAAATTCAAAACCAAATAATGCTAACTACAATCAAGGCAACTATATACCAAAGTATAAAGACAAAGTAATTAAATTGAATACACAAGGTGGTGTATATTATAGAAGTTCTTGGGAAAAGAAGATAATGACTTGGTTAGATAATAATAAAACTATCACTAAATGGGGCGCTGAGTGTATGAGAATACCCTATCAAATGACACACTTTGACAATGGTGATACTAAAGTAAAAGAACATTGTTATTATCCAGACTTCTACTATGAGATGAGAAACTCCGAAGGAGTACTTAAACAGGTCGTTGTAGAGGTTAAACCATTCAAAGAGTATAAGATGGTTCAAGACTTAAATGAAGGTAACCTGGTCGTTCCTGAAAATGGAATGAAGAAGTTAAAAAACTTTGAGTATGATCTTAAAATGGCTTACAAGAATAAGAACAAGTGGGAAACTATGATTAATTGGTGTAATATGAAAGGCTATGAATTTATTATCATAACTGAACAACATCTAAAGAAATTTAACCTTTAATTTTAAAAATAAGTATAATTAAAATAAAAATTATAGAGATACTTGGTAAAATATTATCCCAGATAATATAAAGTTTTCTACTTATATGATAGAATGGAAATCTAAGTAAATGTAAAAATGTTAAAAATATAAACAAACTTGATTGAGATGACCAAATACCAATAATCAACCAAATCCAAAACATTAGTCTGAAGACATAATGTAAGATATCAAATCTACTAAAAGACTTAACATCTAAAGACTTAATACTAATATCTAATCTAGTTTTATTAAAAACATAATAGACCTCGTTAAAAGCAAATAAAATAGATATTAGGTAAAATAAAGTGATCATCATATAGTATCGGTGTTAAATATTATTTCTTCAAATTTTAATAAATTTTGAAAAGCTGATTCATTAATTTTAATAGACTTCTCTTCAATAATCATATTAAATATTTTATCTTCTACAAAAACTTCTACCCATTCTCCAACAATTCTATCATATTCATTAGGAATAATTGAATTATCTCGACTGTTATAAATAGAAGATACATAGATATCTCTTTCTTTAACATTTAAATGTAATGAACACCCATCACTAAGAAATCCCTCTTTGGTATTAGATTCTTCCCAAAGTTGTAATATTACTTTATTCATTTTTAAATTTTTGTATTTATTTTAGTAATCAAGTTAAACAAAGTTTAGTAAAAAGCATAAAATAAAAAAAAACAAATCATTTATGAGTAATATCAAACTAGAGTACATTTGGCTTGATGGTTCAAACCCTCAACAACTTAGAAGTAAAACTAAAATCGCTTCAGAAATTAATTCAATGAATCCTTCTGACTATTCAATATGGTCATTTGATGGAAGTTCAACATTACAAGCACAATCAGGTAAAGGTAAAAACACAGACTGTTTACTAAAACCAGTATTTGTAACATACGATCCATTCAGAAAAGGATTAAACAAATTGGTCTTCTGTGAAGTTCTTAATCCAGACGGAACGGCACACGAAACAAATAACAGAAGAACATTAGCTCAAAAAGTTAATGAATTGGATATCAATTCAGGTGACAAATTAGAACTTCCTTGGTTTGGTTGGGAACAAGAATACACATTAACTCACAAACCAATGATTCCATTTGGAATTGGTGAGGGTATTCCATTAGGATTTACTTTGGATCCAAATTCAACACCAAGACCTCAAGGCGACTACTACTGTGGTATCGGCTCTGATAACGTAGTTGGTAGAGACATTGTTGAAGAACATATGAATATGTGTATGGAAATTGGTTTAGATATTTCCGGTATTAATGCTGAAGTTCTTTTAGGACAATGGGAATATCAAATTGGACCGGTAACTGCTTTAGAAGGTTCTGACCAATTATGGGTTTCTCGTTATTTGTTACAAAGAGTTGCTGAAAAATACAATGTTAAAGTTTCTTTACATCCTAAACCATTAAAAGGTGACTGGAACGGAACAGGTTGTCATGTTAACTTCTCTACTAAAGAAATGAGAGAAGAAGGTGGATTAGATATCATCAAAGAAACTATGGCTAAATTAGAAAAGTATCAAAAAGAACATATTAGTGTTTATGGATTACATAACGACCAAAGATTAACTGGTGCTCACGAAACATCAAGTATCAATGATTTCAGTTATGGATTCTCTACAAGAGATACTTCTATCAGAATTCCAGCACAAGCAATTGTTGAAGGTAAAGGATATTTTGAAGACAGAAGACCAGCTTCTAACTGTGACCCTTACCAAGTATCACTTAGAATGTTAGAAACTGTTTACTCTGAGGTTGAAGTTTCAACAGAAGCATAACATAAATGATTATAAAGTAAAAATCCACTCAATTGAGTGGATTTTTTATTTTAAAGATGTTTTTAATTTTTTCCTTTCGTCTTTTCTGTCTTGAAGGAAATATAGTTATAGGTATGTTACTAGCACTAAATGCTGGTGTCATAACTATATCAAATGTCTTTAGATTAATATTAGAGTGAGTGAAGTCCTTGTCCATCGTTTGAGCCTTCAATTGAGATTAATTTGATTAAGTGTTCGTTATCACCTTTCTTTTTATAAAGTTCGTTATAACCTTTAGCGATTCCTCTTTTGAAGACTTCTGTAAAATAAGCAAAGGCATTAACAGATTTATCTTCGTTGAAATTATACCAGTTTTGGAACATATCCAATAATCCTGATTGGTAACAGTCTAACTTATCGTCATTAGACCAATATCTCATTTTTTTGATTGTTTTTTTGGCAAGAAGTTCTAACATTTTCTCTGCGTTTCTTGTTAGTTTGCCTTGTGCTTTTGATACGATAACTTCAATGTATAAGTCTTTATTGTTTAGGTACATTCATAATACTTATTTTTTTAAGGTTTCTAAGAATAGACACCTTTGTTTCATGCTTTCATGTTATACAAATGCTTAACATTTAAGTTTAGTTTAAAATAAAAAATCCTCAAATTTCTTTGAGGATTTTTATTAATATTTAGTATTAAAGTTTAATTCTTTCGTTATATTGAAGTTCCTTAGTAGCTTGTAATTCAGTATCTAAGTTTTCTTTTCTTTTCTCTAAGTTTTTAAGAGCTGTTGTTAAAACTTCAGATTCACCAATCATTTGGATAGAACCTTTAACTTTAGAGATATTGAAATTAACATCTTCTAATTTCAAAGTGATTTCTCTTTCTTTATCTTCAAGTTTTCTTTTAACGATTAATTCTTTAT